CGAATTTCTTATGAACATTACACAATCCGCCGACGTTTTAGCTGCAGCGTTGGATAAGGATACTATTATACAGCTAACAACCACACTACTAGGAATTGTTGTCGCTTTCCTATTTCTGTGGTGTCCACTGCCCCTCATCTTCGGGCTCATTAGAAGAAAGGGGCACCGCGAAATCTTCGCAGACATCCGTACCATACAAGGTCATGTCACAGAGAATGATAAGGAGACTGAACTTACTAAGTTTCAGCGACTTATCTATCAAAGTGTCAAGACTAAGCATGGTACGCCAAGGGATACAGAACCTAATCGGGATGTCATAAGGAGGGCTATTGTCGCTGAGATCAATAGTGACCAAAAGCGGGCGGAGTGCTTTCGGAAGGTTGACATGATAAAACATGTTACTATTCTGATTGAGTGCATCTTCACTCCAACCGCCCACGAAATCAGTGCCAGTGAGACGGCGCATGATGTGTTTTATACAAGTTACTTGTATAAGGTATACCGTGCTATGTCGTACTTGCGATGCTCCCCCTTAGAACTCTCACCCTTGGAGAAGAAATTGCGGTACGTCCGTGCCGCTCCCTAGAGAGGCCCACAATGTAAACACGGTTTCTCAGCAAAATTGGACATGGAGCTCGTCCTAGATGCGTTGCTCGGCCTAGGAGGTTGTCCAAATGATCCTAAAGCTGAGAAGCTAGCAATCCGTGAGAGCATTGGGGGTCGCTTTAGAGAGCGTAAGATCTACAACCTTGCTCCAATAGGGGTTGGGGTTCAGTACGGCGTACACAATGCAGATGAAGACACAGCGCTTCGTGCTATCATCACACGAGTGTTCTTTCATAAAACTGGGAATGGAGGGTGGGAGAGGCCTTACAGACCCTGTTATCGAAAGTTCGTTCACTTCCATGGAGCAGCTAGGAGTGCCCTGCTTAAACATACTCGAGTCGTCAAACCTTTAACCACTGATCAGTTTATCAGTGCTTATACTGGGCGGAAGCGGCGAGCGTATGAGAAAGCTCGGGACTCTCTGGCTATTAAACCATTAGAAGAGAAGGATTCTTTTGTTTCAAGTTTTGTGAAAGCCGAGAAGTTGAACTTAACACCAAAGGATAGCAAGTCGATGGAGGATGAAGATTCTGACCCTAGAATCATCCAACCAAGATCGACACGTTATAATTTGAGTCTCGGAGTCTACACCAAAGCATGTGAACATGTGATTTATGGTGCAATAGATGAAATGTGGGGAGGACCAACGGTCATGAAAGGCCTTAACGCTGATGAAAGAGGCCAGGCGATTTATGAGTCTTGGAAACGATTTAAGTGCCCAGTTGCAGTGGGGCTTGACGCACATCGATTTGATCAACATGTGTCTCAGGCCGCCCTACGATTTGAACACTCGTTGTACCGAGCACTCTTTGGGATCCATGATAAATGCCTGGCTTGGATGTTACGGATGCAACTTAGCACACGCGGCTTTGTCCGATGTTGCGATAGTTGTATCGGATACCACGTCCATGGTGGTAGATGATCCGGTGACATGAACACCTCACTGGGAAATATATCATTAATGACCATGATGGTGTGGTCGTACTGTCAGCTTAAAGGCATTACATGCGCCTTGATTAACGATGGCGACGACTGTGTTGTCATCATGGAACGTGCCGATCTTGACACTTTCATGAATGGCATTGCATGGTGGTTTGATGAGTCTGGATTCGTACTGAAAGTTGAGACGCCAGTATACGTCCTAGAACACATTGAATTCTGCCAATCTCATCCAGTTGAGATAACACCTGGGGTGTACCGTATGGTACGGGACCCACGTGTGGTGCTCAGCAAGGATTTGGTGGTGGTTAAACCCATACAACATGAGTCGGATTATAACTTCTACCGAAGAGCCATCGGTATGTGCGGTATGGCATTAGCTGGGGATGTGCCCATATTCTGTCAGTTCTACCAGACGCTGATCCGTGGTACAACGGAAACGAAGCGTAAGGTTGAACTTGAATCTGGGATGCAATACCTGGCTTTACGCATGTCAGCACGATTCAAGGAGCCCACAACGACAGCCCGCGTGTCGTTTTGGGAGGCCTTTGGAATTCCTCCGGATGTACAAACTGCACTTGAACAGGACTACTCCCGTATGACACTGCGGTGGAATACGCCTAGTCACACGTTCAGGTTTGGCAGCCATATTGCTGGGCTGAGGTAGGTACCTTCAGCCCACCCTACGGGGTCGGTGGCGACCGTAAACGCATGGGGTGTTGGCGGCTCTGTCTCCCGTGTTAAATCCTGCGGTGAGAAAAATTAGTAACTGTGACGACGTGTCAGTTAAGGTATTGTGCTCCTGACACGACCGAGTGAACTCTTAACCCACTGATGGAGGTACTGCAGAGCCAGGGTGACCAAATTGGTTGTTGACCATACGTAAAACTTTCCAAGCGAACCAAAACGCCAAGAGACTGCACGGCTCAACATGCTGTCCGCCAACATGAAC